GTCAAGAGCGCCCTGAAGGCCGGTGACATCAGAGATGACATGGGTGTGTACCGCACGAGCAAAGGCAGAAGCACTCTCAAAGCTGATGATCGTGCCATCAGTCTTTTTGATGAAGAGCTTCCCATCAGCCGTGTTAAGGGCAATTTGGCGCAGAGGCAACTCTGCGGACGTTGGGACAACGCCAGATGTGGCGCTATACTTTAGAAGGAACTGGTTAGCCATATTGGTTTTTGTTTACTGCGTTTGTCCGGGGGAAAGTTAAATCTGCGGAGGAGCAAATGAGCCGTCTGGCTGCTGAATCCATCCGATGTCACAAAAAACATCCGTTACATTCAGCAAACTGGTGCCAGCAGAAGGCGTGTATGGAGTAACTCCATCCCAACGGATGAGGTTCAATACAACTTTTGTTAAGTCGTCTAAAATTGCGTATCTCATTTGTTAGAAATAGGTTGTGACAATTACGATGCCGTCTGCTCCATTGCCGCCTGCGCCAGAGTTTCCGACATTATCCAGTCCTGCGCCACCACCTCCACCTGCTCCACCATAAGTCCCGCCGTTGCCGCCATTGCCAGCATTGCCAGTGACGCTCGAACCGCCACCCGCTCCAGCACTGCCAGCAGCAGCAAAGTTTGCGGCAACATTTGGAGCACTTCCTCCGTTGCCTCCAATTACCCCTCCTGTAGCAGTTCCTCCTGACAACCAAGATCCAAGAGCAGTGCCGCCGTTGCCGCCAGCAAACCCAACTGCTGCGCCTGCGGGAAGTCCTCCTCCACTTCCACCACCTGCTCCTGCCGGATTGCTGTTTGTGCCACCTGTGCCAGCGCCGCCAGCACCAGCAGAACCATTTCCGCCGACAAACATAGCACGCGCACTTGCCGAGGCGCCGGCTGGACCACTTGCGGTTGTAGCAGCTCCGGCTCCACCTCCACCAGCCACTTGAATCCAAGTTCCGAACGAAGAGTTGCCTCCAGTAACTCCAATATTTCCGTTTGTGCTGTTACCAGACACAGAAGCGCCGCCAGTTCCTCCACTGCCAACAGTAACAGTTTCTGTTGCGACAAGCAGTGCAGCAGAAATGTTGCGAAAAGAATATGATCCGCCGCCCCCGCCGCCCCCGCCTGAGGCTTGAGTTCCAACGCCAGCCTTGCGCCCAGATCCACCGCCGCCGCCTGCAGAAATTACAACAACATCAACAGCAACCGCTCCAGCAGGCTTAGTCCATGTGCCGCTGCTAACAAACGTCTGCACGTTTGTTGCCGCTGGCACACCCAAAGCGGTTTTTGCAGCAGCGTTGTTGGCTGCCTGCATGAAAGAGTCGATGTCTGCGGAAACCGTAAGATTTGGCATGGCTAGGGTCGGATGTAGATTGAGGTGCCGTCAGGGCGTCTAAACTGAGATGTCCCGTCGGGACGTAGGTAAGTGAACGTCACCGGCGGAGGAGTCACTCCACCAGCCGTTGCGGGAGTCTTGGACCGGCGCCGTGACAGGAAGCGGATCATTACAGCCCGATGCCTTGGATGATGTGCAGCGACCCAGGACCAGCAGGAGAAATGAACGAAACCGTGTCGTCGTCCTGATCCTTGCCAATGCTCACCTGCGAGCCCACCAGCACCGGGTAGCCAGAGGTCGTCGCAGGAGCGCCGCTGCCGGCAGTGCCCACCCGCACATAGACAACAGTCGAGCCAAGGTTGGTGAACACAACGGACTCAGATGTGAGTCCAAGTGTGACAGAAGCAGAAGTAACATCCGGCGTAACAGTGACGCCGAGGTTGTAAGCAGGTTGAAAAGCAAGGCCCATAAATTTAGTAGTTATCCAACACGATACCAATTGCTGAGAATTGGTTCAAACTTCATCAGGAAGAAGCCGTTTGCAGCCAGTGACGCAGGAGCGCCAATCACGTTTGCGCCGTTGCCAAGCACAGTAAGCGCACCCACAGACTGCGTGCAGTTTACCAGCACTTCCTGGCCTTCCTTCACGTTAATCAATGCCGGCATCGTAATTGTGCCAGTGGCAAAACCTGCTGTGGGCGTAATAACGAGCCATGCGCTCTGGCTTTCAGCCGCAACAGCTACAGACCAACCAGTCGCAGAGGGAGCAAAGTATTGAATCGTCTTGTCCCCAAGAATGCCATTTCCACCGCCAAACTCCTCTGTGGCGTTGATGATGTAGTCGTAAACGGACTGGGCGAGAACCCGGTAGTCCTGTCCATTGACGTTTACGGCAAAGTTTGTCGATGCCGTGACCGTGTCGATTAGTGAAAGGCGTTCAATGGACATGCTAGGAGTTCCTGAAAAGGATTTGACCGTTGGGCTGTACTTGTACTGGATCTAAATTCGGTACGTCTACAAATACACGCTCTGTGCGCTTGTATCCAGCCCCAAGTGGCAAGGTTTTATCGTACTGCAACTGAATCGGAGCCGCTGCTTGAATCAAAAGCTGGTCATACGTCAGCTTGGCATTCGCTTTTGTGTCGGGAGACAACGATTTGCCGTAAGAAGGCGCCAAACGAACAGCCAGATTGAGCACTAGGGCCTCGTTGGCCTGCATGGGCGTATCAACCTCTTGGTCGATGTTGCTGTTCTCAGGACTAATCGGCAGAGGATAGCCAATACGGATGTTTTTGAGATACCAAGAGGCCACCATCAAGTCGAGGCGCCTCAATGCGCTCTCAAACTGATCTGCCGTCAGATCAAAGACGTAGGATGCAAGGCCCATCTCCTCAAAAGCCTGCTCAATGATCTGTTTCTTGGTGTAGCCCATTTTATTTAGCCAGTGCTTCGTCGATTAACTGCGCGATTTTCTTATCAGAAAACCTGCCATCAAACTTAATGCCAAGCTCAGTAGCCTTTTCCTCAAGTTCCTGGCGAGTAGGAGGTGCAATGTCATCTGATTCTTTAGCTTCTGCAACTGGAGTTGTCTCTTTGGAATCAATCGCTTCTTGAAGAGACGAAACCCAGCCTTCTTTCAGCTTGGCTTCAAGTTCTTCAGTGTTGTTGACTCCTGCAAAATCGTAAGTTCCATGTGGGCGCACATACTTGCCCGGAACCTTGTAAACCAAAGCAGGAAACTCAGTCATTTCTTGAGCTTTCCAACGGGTTTACCTGCGTCTTTCTTTGCCTTGCGAGCTGTGCTCAGAGCAATAGCAATGGCCTGCTTTTGAGGGCGGCCTGATTTCATCTCCATGCTGATATTGCTGGAAATGGTTTTTGGGGAATAACCTTTTTTCAGTGGCATACAGATTGAATACACAAAAGGGAGGGTAGAGTCAACTACCCTCCCCAGTGTGATTAAGGACTAAGCCTTAGGGCTGACCAAACAGGATGATCCCGCTCATCTCAGGCTGCTTGTTGACGACACCGAAAATGGTGTCCAAGCGGTAGCGAGTCTTCATCGTGTTGATGTCGTACTGCTTCTGCATGACCAGTTCGATGCCCTGATCGGTAGAAGCACGCATCACGTTGGCGCCGGCGTCTGAGGGAACCGCGTAGCGACCCGGGAGGATCTCAATCGCGTCCTTCTGCCAGAAGCAGTTGATGGGAGCTGCAGCAGTGTTAAGGAACACAATGGCGCTGTTAGCGGCCTTCGTGTTGACAACGCAGTTCTGGTACTCAGTCGAAGCTGGGGACGCGACCTGGTTGGAAACGATACCGGGCGAGATCACCATCTGAGTGCCATTGGTGATGCTAATGACCCGGAAGGTCTTCAACTGACCAGTGTCCTGCTTGGTGATGTGATGCACAGCGTTCACAGCAGCAATAGTGAAACAATCACCAGCGGCGACGTTAGTCGTGCTGCTGACAGTCACCGTCTGGTAACGGTTGTCCACGTTGAGGCGCTCAGAGGTCGTCGGGGACGCAGTAACGGCCCGAGGAATCTGGTAGTTCAAAGCAGCGTCACGAGTATCAATCGTGATGCTAGAACCACCAGCAGCAGCAGCGATACGGTTGGAGTAGTCGAGCTTGAAGGTGTCGAAGCTCGCAACCTGGCCGATGTAGGCGCGGTCATAAGCGGTCAACGCCTTGGGCGTCAGGGTCTGACGACCTGCGAGGTTGCTCGCCATGCCGTTGTAGTCGCGAGTGGACAGCGCCAAGTAACGCGAATCGAAGTTCACGCCCTGCTCGTTGAAGATGGCTTCGCACTGGGCGACATCATCAAAACCAGAGGCAGCGGAGAGACGTTTCACGACGAGCGTGCCTTGCCGGGAGGCCACGTTCAAGACGGCGACGTTGATGTCGGACGCGAGCTTCTGCTTGGCCGAATCACCGAGGCGCTGTTCCTGAAGAGCGTCACGCAGTTCAGTCGCAGTCATGATCCAAGGAACAGACTGGTTGAACCCGATTGTCGCAGGGACGGAGAGCTGGGTGTAATCGAAGAAGTTCGAGGTCATATCAGTGCCCGCGTACGAGCGGCTGATATAAGGCTGCGGCCTCCAGATCGTGTTGTTGGTGCGCTCCATCATCGTCTGATCCGTGGTGTAGATCGAGACGTTGCGGGACAGGACAAGGGCGTCTTGGAAACCTTCGAGGAGGTTTTCAAAGGCTACCCGTTCTTCTTTACTAAATGCATTAGCCATAACTTAGGATTGGTTTTTTAACTGACGTTTGTAAGCAATAACTTTCGTCATGTCGCCGGTGCGTGCTGCTTCTTCACGCAACCGTTCCAACTGTGCGTTGGACGAGTCAAGACTACCGTTTCCGTTAATCTTTTTTTCAGGAGGAGGAGCTTGTTTTCGAGAGGTCACAGTCAATTGGGTTTCAAGTTTTGCTACAGCAAATGCGAACTTAACAGGATCAGTAATCTCACCAAGTTCTTTTGCTTTCTTTGGATTTTTGCCCAAAGCATACACAACTATTGCCGGGTTTTGAGCACCCTGAAGAATGATTCCCTGCTGAGTCACATTCAGAGTTTCGAGAACAGTCTCTTCAGCGTCTTCAAAATCAGAAACTTTTAGTCCAGTCTTAGACTGGGTATAGCCTTCCAACTTCTTCTGCCAAGATTCCTGTTCCTCCCGCTGTTTGGCTCTCTGCTGCGCTTCAGCCTCTTCAGACTGACGCTTGCGTTCAAACCAGCCAGCAAGTTCGTTCTCGAACTTATCTGAATCGTAATCGCAGTCCTCAAGTGTCGGTTTCTTGCCGGGCGTAACAGGATTATTCTCTGGTGCCGGTGAAACAGATTTGAGTCTTTCCTCAAGTTCGCGCTTCTCACGCTGCAACTCGCGGTAATTCTTTCTCAGGTTGCGCACCCATTCGGGCGCCTGCTTCTCTTCCTCTTCCTGGGGTGGCGATTCCCCTGCGATAGTTACTACAGTTTCGTCTCCGGGATCTTCAGTTTTCTCAGGCTCTGTATTTTCTACAGCCTCTGTTACAACTTCAATCTTATCGGATACTTCTTCTGTTGCTTTATCGTCTGCCGGTGTGGTGCTATTCATATGTCTAAAACTATCTCAACGCAATAGAAATTAACTATTGCATTGGCTGGGCGGGCTGAGTCAAACGATCAGCAAGCGCAAAGATACGGTCCTGATCGGTTGTACTGACCTTGGAAAGCGTCTCAGTCGTCTTGGCCCGCGCCTCTTCAGCCTTAGCCACTGCGAGAATACTGTCTGCCTGCGCTTTAGAAGCCCGTGCAATGGCCTCTTCGCTCGCAGCCTGCAAGTACTGCGCCTGCGGGTCTG